GTTCACGCCCCCACCCTCACCGGGCAGGCTCCAGGGCATGACGTACCAGTCCCGGCGAGAGAGCTCCTTGCCGAGCGCCTTGACGATCGCCTTTGCCATGTCCCGCTCGGTGTCGTAGTCCTCGGACGTCAGGATCGCCTCGACGGCCTCGATCTCCGAGGCCCTGGGGGTCAGGTTCACAGCGCCCACGTCCTTCGGTTCACCATCCGGCAGACCGTGGCCGCGGTGATGCCGTACCTCTCGCCGAGGGCCGCCATCGACACCCCGCCCGCCGCGTAGGCGTCGCGAATGGCTGCGACCTGGTCGATCGTGACCCTTGCGCCGGCACGGGGTGTGACTGCCCGCCCCTTCCGCGCCATGTCGGCCATATTGTCGGCGTTGGTACCGAGGAACAGGTGTGCGACGTTCACGCACGGAGGGTTGTCGCAGTGGTGGCAGACATAGAGACCGCCAGGAATCGGGCCGTTCGCCAGCTCCCAAGCGACTCGATGGGCGCCCACGGTCTTATCGCCCACCCTGAGTCGGCCATAGCCGGCGTTGTTCTTGCTCGCTGTGAACACGAGACAGCCGCCCCTCGCAGGGGCGGTCTTCGCGGCCAGTCGGTCCGCCACTGTGGGCCGGCTCATTCGTCCGCTCCCATGAGTGGGTGTCCGTGTGGGCACGCTCGGTCGTCGCGTTTCAGTGGTTTGCTATCGCACTTGGTGGGTGCGCCCAGCATCGAGCGGCTGACGTGCCCGCAGGTCCTGGTGTCGCAGGTGGAGCACTGGACGACCTTGACCTCGGTCGACTCCGGCGAGGCGGTGACGTACCGGGCGCTGCACGTCTTGCCGCACGTCCCGCACTGGGTGAACGTCTTGGGACCGGCCACCGGCTCGGGCGGGTTGAGTCGGTCGATCATCCAGCCCTGCTTAGTCAGGGCTGCGTCGTGCTCTCGCTCGTGGACCGGGCAGAGCAGCAGCTCGCGCCCGTCCTTGTGGGTGGCTCGGTAGCCGGTGAGGGTGATGATCGCTCCGCAGCGATCACACTGGGGCGGCGGCTCGGGGTGCTTCTTGTTCGTCACGGTCGTTCCTTCCATCATCACAACTAGTAACGCGGTGTTATGCGTTTGCGGCGTGTCGCAGAGCGATGCAGCAGGGCGCCTGGACGGCGATCTGGTTCGAGTGGTGCGTGCTCAGACGCTCGGTCGTGGTCGCGTGGTAGTCGCACAGCGGGAGCGGCTCGGTCGGGTCGGTCTGGTCGTCCCAGCCCCGCGAGCGTGAGTCGCTCACAGCTCGGTCCGAATGTGCTCGTCGATCCAGTCGGCGATCTCGGCGAAGGCGCCGCCGGCATCGTTCTTGGACGCGAGCGCGTTGCGGACCTCGTAGGGGATGAGGGCTTCCAGGATCGGGGGAGCCAGTGCGACGCCCGTAGCGTCCGCCCAGGGGTCGAGGTCGACCCCCACAACGTCGCAGAGCACACCGAGGCAGCAGAACCGGTCGCCGTTGGTGCGGAGTCGCCTCCTGCCCTGCTCGTACTCACCCGACCGCAGCGCGGCCGTCCAGCGGTCTCGGATCTCTGGCTTCATGCTGCGCTCTCCTCGTGGTCGTAGTCGATCTGGCAGGGGTCGCCCGGCTCTGCGTGGCAGAACGGGCACTCGGTCAGCAGCGGTGCGCTCGTGATCTCGTAGACGGCCCAGACGAGTCCGATCGCCAGGACGATGACGAGGGTCACGGCCGGTGCCGTCCGGTGTAGAGGGTCGCCACGTACTCGGCCGTCTGCTGGCGGACCGTCTCGCGGTCTGCGATCAGTCTTGGCCGCGCTTCGTGCCGGCCTACGCGCTCTCGGTTCATGTCTCTCACCTTTCTCGGGTCCAAATGGACACCGCCGACCCGGTAACGTGTTGCAGCCACCGGGCCGACGGAATCTAGTTGGGCCACTCCGACGGGAGTTCTGGTTGTGTGTGGCGTGGCGCTGTCATCATCACATCGCCTCTTTGACGAGCACGACGCCCTCGATCGAGTAACCGTGGGTGCGCTTGCCCTTGGGTAGCACCATGTACGGGCGGCCCGTGGTGGTGCCCTGCCGCCACACGAGACGCACGTCCTCGTATACGCGGAAGCCGTCTCCACTCATGTACCAACCGAACATCGCCACGTCGAAGCGGCCCGCCGGCCGCTCGTCGTCGGCCAGGAAGCGACCTCCGGCGTCGATGAACGCATTGACCTTTAGCGCGTCCTCATGGATGTGCGTGAGGGTCTGACACAGGTAGATCGCGGTGTCCTCATCCTTGCCGGAATGGATGCCGAGGTAACCCCTGAATGAGGCGTTATAGGGGTAGTGACCCTTGGCGTCGAGCTCCTGTCGGCGCTCGGTGTACGCCGGGTAGAGCGGCATGATCTGCGCGAGGTTGCTGTAGTCGTGGTCGAACTCGAACGCGGTCGGCGCTGTGACTGTCATCATCACACCCCCAGCGCGTAAGTAGCGGTGAACGAGTCGGAGTCGTCCAGCTCGCGGGGGAGGCTGACCAGCGTCGGCCAGCCCACGGCCGTCTCGCGGGCGGTGGCGAACGCCAGGGCAGCCGCGTCGAGGAGCTCGCTCATCCGGTGGTGTCCGGGTGCGGTGACCGTCACGGTGCCGTCCGGGTTGTGCGTGGTGTTCACGAGTTGCCGTCCTGCCCACCGGCCGATCTGCCGGCTCGGGCTGGGTGAACGTTGTTCACCCAGTCCTCGGAGTACAGGTGGGTGAACTCGTCTCGTCCCAGCGCGTTAGCGGTGGTGAGCACCCCCCCGCACGTGCGGCAGCGGGCCGTCTTGATTGGGTCTCCTGTGGTCATCGTTCTCACCTTTCCTGTATCTCTCGGTTGATCTGAGCGCCCCGCGGGAGGCTCGCACTCCCTGTAGCAGCTCCGGGGCTGGCGCCGTGGGCGCCCTGTTGCATCCTTTCTGTTGTGTTGGTGGGCGGGTGGTTCGCTGGTTCCTGGTGGCTGTCCTCTCTGCTAGTCGGGCCGGCTGTCGGTGTTGCGGTGGCTCCCTTCCCCTAGTGCGTCTGGTGTTTCGCTGTCAGTACCATCATAAGTGTAATCAATGGGCCTGTCAACAGGTGGCTACTCGGTGATGTCCTGGAGGAACGCTGCGCCCAGCTCGGTCCAGTCCACGCGCCACAGCGAGCCGATGTCGTCTCGGACGCCCTCGTAGGTCATGCGTGCGCCGGTCGGGGATGCGCTGTGGTAGTTGGGTTCTGCGGACTCAACCGCGTCGAGGAGCTCGACCAGCGTGTTCTCGACGCTCTCGCGGATGACGTCGCCGGCCTTCCACGCTGGCAGGTCGCGGTGGTGGTCCATGCGCTCCGACTCTCGTGCTCCGGTCAGCGCCTCGTGAACGCTCTCCTGCCAGCCCTGGTCGTTGTTGATGTGCAGCGCGACCGCCCACGTCTCTCGGTTGGTCCAGCCGTTGTAAGCCTCTGTGCTCATTGCTCTCACCTTTCATTGGTTCGGTACCGACTCGGTTGTCTTGCGTGCCCTGTCGCGGAGTCGAACCGCGACGCTGCCACCGTGGCAGGGCTTTACTCGGTTGTGGCGAGACCGTTACTCCAGTCCTCGGGCTCGGTGTCGTCCCGGTTGGGGAAGCACATCGGGCCGAACAAGAGCGCGGTTCCGAGGAACCAGAGCTCTAGAGCCACGTTGGCTAGGTGGTGGAGGATCACGACGCACTCTCCATCGCAGCGAGTGCCGCGCGGTGTGCGGCGCACAGTCCGTCGGTCGCGTAAGGGTTAACGAAGGTGTCACACCCGCTGACCGGGTCGCCTCCAGCGTTCCAAGAGCACTGGTTCACACGCTCATCACGCAGGTACTCACCCTTGCCGTTGTCGTACTTGACGAGGTGCAGCGGGTGATTGCCGACGATGCTGCGGTTCGCGCCTAGGATCACGTCAACGGGGTCACCCCACGAGCGACGCTCGGCGATGATGTCAGTAAGGTTGCTCATGCCGCACGCTCCGCCCTGCGTGACGGTGCCGAGGTCGCCCAGCCGATGAGCCGGATGAGCGCCACGACGGGGCGAGAGTCTTCCATCATCACACCGAGCCCTGAGGCGTGGTGTGCAGGCTTGATCGTGCAGGGTGCGAGGTTCGCACGCTCCCACGCGGACTGGTAGCGGGCTGCTGCTGCCCAGCTCTCGAACGTGTCGAGAGTCTGGCCGGCTGCGTCTACGACGGTGTACACCGTCACCACTCCGAGCTGAGGACGGTGATGATGCCGGCCGAGTCGAGGACCGTAACCGTGCCGTTGGCGTAGGTCCCCCAGTCGCGCGCCTCGTCAAGCATGGCCATGGCCTGGTGCTCGTCATACCCGAGGGAGCGGAGCTCCTGGATTGCTTGCGTGCTGTTCATGGTGCTCACCTTTCGTGTGTCTTGCTGGTAGTACCATCATCACCCCATCGGCCCAGCACGTCAATAGGTTTCGGCGAGAATCTTTGGTGAGCTCGGAGTCTTTACCTCCGCTATACCCTGGAGATGCCCGATGCCGGCCCATTGTCCGTGGGATAGTTCGCCAACAAGGCCCTATTCACCTCGTGTGACGACCGTCATCATCACACCATACGTGAACGAGCTCGGATCGTATGCAACACGGCCCCTTCTAGGGCCATGACTACACGGCATATCAGCAAAGCGTGGCGCTTTGGGCTGGTGACGAGCCCAGCATCCACGCTCACAGCCTGCCTGCCACCCCCCTAGGGGGTGCCGGGGTGGGGGTCACATTCTTGACCCCCCCATGCTTAACCAGGCCCCCTCCTCCCCCTATGACTATCCATCCCAAAATTTCCTCCCGGCACGTTTGCGCAGGTCAGAGGCTTGCGGGCCCCCTCCGGGGCCCCCGAACGGCAGCACACCAGGATCTCAGCGAGGGGTACTACCTTGTTTCTAAATGAGAGGGGTTGTAGACGAGCCGACCTCTAGGGAGGCTCGGCTCTACCCAAGGGGATCTCCCCGGATCAAAGGAGGGGAGAGACCCTCCTGAGGTCGCGTCTCTCCTTCGTCGAAGGTAGTTAAAACGCGCGAGGAAGCTCGATCGCTATGGCTCCCTCGCCGAATCTCCTCACCGCTTAGGCCACCCCCTAACGGGACCCCCTAACGACCCCCGAAGTACCCTAAGCCCTTTCGTTGTCCCCGGTTAGCGTTATAATGGTACTCAGGCGATAACGCCTACCCATTTTCGGCCCGCTCCTGGCGGGCCTTCGCTATATCCGAGAAACGAGGCCGAGATGGTGAATCACACCCTCACCGAAAAGAACTTCGAGACCATGACCGCCGTTTGTTCTGTCGACGGTCCGGTCAATCTTCGCAGCCGCGGCTCGGGCCGCTTCTGCTGCTCGGTGAAGAAGTCTGAGCGTCACCAGCGCTGGGCCCAGCGGAACCCCGAGAAGGCTCGGGCCAACCGCCGCTCACGGTCGGCTCACCGGCTCACCGCGTTCGACCAGACCACCATGACCGGCGAGTGCCCGTTGTGCGGCACGGTCGGCGTCGTGGTCAAGGGCCGCCGGCGCGGGGACGGCACCCCCGGCGTGATGTGCGCCAACCGCGCCAAGGAGCTGTGGACCAACCTCGACGAGACGCCGCAGGAGCGGTGCTCGACCTGCCAGCGGGTGTACCTCAACGCCCACGGCGGGTGCTCGTACTGCGACGACCGCGAGGCCACCGACCTCGGGTACGCCCTGAAGATCATGGAGGAGCGCGGCCGGGAGCTGGACGAGATCAAGGAACGCTTCGACGACGAGCTCCCGTTCATCGTGAACCCCGCGACCTACGCGGCCTACAGCCTCGACGGCGACACCGTCTCCAACCCCGCCATCAAGGTGATCGGGGCAGGGGTGCCCGCCGGCACCAGTCCGAAGCGGTTCATCGACCAGTGGTGGGCCGCCAACGGCCACCTGGTCTGAGCGGGGAGTCCGAGATGAGCGAGAACCTGAGCACCTACACCGACAAGCCGGGCGGCGGCTTCGACTTCCGGTCGAACGCGCTGACCGAGCTGTACTCGCCACGCGAGATCGACACCGATCTTGGGGCCCGTGAGGTCGCCTGCGGCGCATGCCACCTCACGTACCACCGCCCACTGGGCTCCTGCCCGAACTGCGTGGTCTGACATGGCGACGCACTACTGCACCACCTACCCCTGCCCCACCTGCCTGGCCGCCGCCCAGCTTGGCCGGCCATTCTGGACCGCTCCCGTGTGGGTCATCAACCGCCCGTGCGGCCACTCCTACGCCACCAACTGCGGGTGCTCCTACGGCGGTCAGATGACGACCACGACGAACATCGAGGTCTCCGGAGACTACGTCGGCAAGCACCGCAAGCCCGAGGAGTGACATGGCCGCCCTGAACGTCGAGCAGGCCAAAGAGCGGGTGCTCCTCATGCTCGGGGCCGGGTCCACCGTGGCCGCCGCCTGTGAGGCGGCTGGCCGCACCACCAAGACCTACGAGAACTGGCGCGCTTCCGACCGCGAGTTCTCCAACAAGGCCGACATCGCCCGCGCCAAGGCTGCGGGCGCCAAGGCCGCTGGCCGCGACGTAGGCGAGCAGGCTCAACTGCGGAACCTCTCCTTCGCCGACTGGCGCAAGAGGTTCCTCGGTCGCGACACCTACCCGCACCAGCAACTCTGGATCGACGTGCTGGAGGGCAAGGAGCCGAAGCCGTGGCACCCGGCGATCTACTACAAGCCGGCCAACCCCCGGCGCGTGCTCATCAACACGCCCCCGTACCACGCGAAGTCGGCGACGATCACGCAGGAGTACGTGACCTACCGGCTCTGCATGAACCCGTCGATCCGTGTCCTCATCATCTCCAAGACCGCCGAGATGGCCTCGTCGTTCCTCTACTCGATCAAGACGATGCTGACGGACCCTGAGTTCGCCGAGCTCCAGCTCGCCTACGGCCCGCCGGAAGGCTTCAAGCCGCAGCGCGGCGAAGGCCGCTGGGCCGCCAACGCCATCTACCTCGCCGACCGTAACCTCGACGCCGCCGACAAGGCGGCCAAGGACCCGTCGGTGACGGTGGCGGGCATCGGCGGGCAGGTCTACTCCCGCCGTGCCGACCTCATCATCCTCGACGACTGCGTGGACGACGGCAACGCCTCGGCGTTCGCCAAGCAGTTCGACTGGCTCAACCGCACCGTGCTGTCCCGCAACAAGACCGGGATCGTGGCGCTGGTCGGGACGCGGGTCGCCCCGCTCGACCTGTACCGCCACGTCCAGAACGCCGACCTCTACGTCACCGGCGAGTCGCCGTGGACGGTCCTGAAGTCGCCGGCGGTGCTCCAGTTCGCCGACGACCCGAAGGACTGGGTCACCCTCTGGCCGAAGTCCTCGCAGGCTCTCGACGAGAACGGCGAGGACCACCCCGACGAGGACGGGCTGTACCCCGCGTGGGACGGCCCCGCTCTCGCGAGCGTCCGGGCCGACAACAACCCGCAGACGTGGGCGATGGTGTACCAGCAGGAGGACGTCTCTGAGGAGATGACCTTCCACCCGGTCTGCGTCCGCGGCTCGGTCAACGGCCGGCGCAAGCCGGGCCCGCTGATCGCGGGAGCCTGGGGCCACCCGAAGGGTGGCGCCGAGGGGATGCGGGTCATCGGCTCGATCGACCCCGCCGGAACCGGCGAGGCGTTCATGATGGTCATCGCCGTCGACCGCCTCACCCGAGAGCGGTACGTCCTCAACGCATGGATGGGCACCAACACCACCCCGAAGTGGTACGCGGAGCGGATCGAGGAGATCACGCCGCAGTACGGCGTTCACGAGTGGGTCGTCGAGCAGAACGGTTACGCCTCGTGGCTCATCCACGACGAGCGCATCCGCGAGTATTGCCAGAGCGTCGGCGTGGGGATCATCCCCCACTTCACCGGCGCGATGAAACAGGACCCGGACTTCGGCGTCGCCTCGATGCAGAGCCTGTTCGGCGCCTTGAAGCGCCGCTCGGACGGGCAGGCCGACACCGGCCAGCTCGACCACGACGGCAACAACATCATCCACCTGCCCGACCCGGACGTGTCACCCGGCATCAAGGCGCTCATCGAGCAGCTCGTCTCCTGGGTTCCCGGCAAGTCCGGGGCGAAGCTCCGGATGGACGGGCCGATGTGTCTCTGGTTCGCCGAGCTCCGAGCCCGGCTCTACGTGATGGGCCGCACGGGCGACAACCCGCCGGCGTCACACGCCCGCTCGCGGTTCATGACCCCGCGGGCGATCAACCGGCAGGGCGTCGTCCCGGTCAACTTCTGAACCTGAAAGGACGCGCATGGACGTTAACGCCGTCGACCCCACCGTCGCGGAGCGCGTCAAGGCTCTGAGGCAGCGGTTCCTCACCCGCGACATCAAGGCCCAGACCGTCAAGCACGTCAAGGCCGGCAACTGGGAGAAGGTCGCGCCGGGCGCGTTCACGCAGGACTACCCCGCCCCGATGGTGGCGAACCGTATCGAGGTGATGAGCCGCGACGTCTCCGCGTCGCTGGCTCCGCTCCCGTCGATCAACTGCGCCGCATCCTCGGCGCTGTCGGAGACGGCCAAGCGGTTCGCCGAGAAGCGGTCCAAGATCGCCAACGCCTACGTCAAGGGCTCCCACCTGGAGGCGTACCAGACGGACGCCGCGTTCTCGTACAACGACTTCGGGATGCTCGTCTACTTCATGGAGCCCGACCTCGACGAGAAGATGCCCCGCATCCGGGCCAAGAACTCCTCCGGCGTGTACGCCGAGTGGGGTCCCGACGGCCGGACCGTCCGGGCGGCCGAGGCTTTCTGCCTCGCGCCCTCGCAGGTCATCAACCTGTTCCCCAGTGCCGAGAAGTGCCTGAAGGACGCGCACAAGATCGACGCGATGCAGGTCGAGGTGATCTGCTACTCCGACAAGAAGCAGACCGTCTACTACCTGCCGGAGTGCGGCAACTACGTCCTGCTCCAGTACGCGGCCCCGATCCCCGGTCGCTGCCAGTACGTCGCCGTGCTCCGCCCCGGCGCCACCAACGGCATCCCCCGCGGGGCGTACGACGACCTCGTCTACCCCCAGATCGCGGACCACGAGTTCCGGATGCTCGCGCTCGACGCCGCCTCCCAGTCGGTGCAGGGCCCGATCGCCGTCCCGCAGGACGTCACCGACGTGCCCTACGGGCCCGGCGCCATCGTCCGCTCCCAGTCCCCCGAGAAGATCCGCAAGGTCGGCATCGAGATCCCGCAGGCGGCGTTCGCCGCGGGCCAGCTGCTCCGCGAGGATCTGGCCGTCGGCGGCATGTCGCCGGAGGCCCGCACCGGGAACATCCAGGCGTCGGTCATCACTGGCAAGGGGATCGAAGCAGCCTCGGCTGGCTACAGCTCGCAGATCGCCAACGCCCAGATCATGATCGCGTGGGCACTGGAGCAGGCCATCGAGTGCTGCTTCCTGATGGACGAGCACCTATGGGGCGACGTCACCAAAGAGGTGAAGGGCGTCGAACAGGGCGCCCCGTTCACGATGTCGTACAAGCCCTCGAAGGACATCAAGGGCGACCACACGGTCGAGATCTCCTACGGGTTCATGTCCGGCATGGCGCCGAACAACGCGCTGGTGTTCATCCTCCAGGCCCAGGCCGCGGGCCTTATCTCCCGCGACTTCTCGGCCCGGCAACTGCCGGTGGGGATCAACGTCAACGAGGAGTTCAGCAAGATCGAGCTGGAGACGGTTCGCAACAGCCTGATCCAGGGGATCTCGGCTCTCGCGCAGGCGATCCCCGGAATGATCATGCAGAACCAGGACCCGACGCCGATCATCCGAGGCATCTCCCAGATCGCCTCGGGCATCAAGCAGGGGAAGGCGCTCGAAGACCTCGTCGCGACCGTCTTCGCCCCCCAGCCGCCCCCCGCCCCCGCTCCCGGTTCAGAGCCGGCCGCCCCCTCGGACGCGGCAGCCGCTCCCGGTGGAGCAGGGGGCGGTGGGGCACTCAGCAGTCTCGTCCCCGGTTCGCAGTCGCTCGGCCCGAACGACCGTCCCGACCTCACGCAGTTCTTCAGCGGGATCTCGGCCAAGGGCAACCCCGTCCTCACCGGCGGGGTCAGCCGCATGAACCCGGCCGTCGGCCAGTAGGAGGTCTGAGTGCTTCTCCGTGAAGACGTCCCGAAGTTCTGGCGGTGGTGTGGTGCCTGCGGGCAGCACCCCGTCGCCCGGCGGGACACCGTGATGTGCAACGGCTGCAACGCCGAACTCGCGAAAGAACTAGGGGAGGTGCTCGCATGGCCGGAATGAAGACCCGTGGCTGGCAGTGGGGTGGCTGATGCCGAAACTCCTCGTGGCCGTAGGCCCGGTGACCGTCCTGATTAAGGACGACCGGGCAGTGATGGACAAGGACACGCTGAAGGCGTGGAAGAACGCGGCCAGCGAGTTGATCGCTGGCGCTGTCGGTCTGCTCGGGATCGAGGAGGAGGTGGCCGAGGATGAGTGACACCCACGGTGGATACCGCCAGCCATCCCACCCCGCTCCGGTCTCCGGGCCTGGCGCCCACAGCGCCCGGACCGACACCGGCCCCAAGCACTACGAGATCAGCGGCGGGAGTTACGGCTCCACGCAGCAGTTCCAGCAGCAGCAGTCAGCCTCGCCGCTCGCACCCCCGCCCGGAGCCCCCGGCTCCACGGCGCCCGCACCCGCTGCGATGCCGACCGGGCTGGCCGAACCCACCCAGAACCCGCAGCAGCCGGTCACCGCCGGCGCAGACGCGGGGGCCGGGCCGTCCATGCAGGACGCAGGGATCGCACCCGCGGTGGGCGACGCCGAGCTCGTCTCGAAACTCGGCCCACTGCTCCCAACCTTCATGCAGATGGCCGACTCGCAGTACAGCAACGAGGCCTTCCGCCAGCAGGTCCGCGAACTGAGGGCGATCATCCAGAGGTAGGAGACACATGGGACTCGGCGACTGGCTCGGGGATCTGGGCAACTCGATCAACGACAGCATCAACAACTTCATCGCCGACCACAACGCCTCCTACGACACCTACCTCCAGGGCGACCGCCAGCGGATCGCCCAGCAGAAGGCGGCGAACGAGCACCCGTCGTTCTTCAAGGACTTCAACCAGTCCAACGCGACCCAGGTCGCGGGCGTGGACGCGCTCGTCCGCAACATCCCCGGCGCTAGTTCGATCATGGACGCCCCCTCGCGGGCGTGGGACACCCTGTTCATGACCGCCGCTCACGCGACCGTCAAGGGCCAGCAGAACCAGAGCTTCATGAACACCGACTGGGGCCAGCTCGCCAACGGCGACAACTGGGCTAAGGCGTGGGACTCATGGGGCAAGGCTGACCACGTCAGCGCAGGCCAGATCGTCGGCGCCCGTATGCACGGGCTGAACGGCGACCAGCAGGTCTACACCCTCGACCCGATGGACGCCCACGACGCGCAGGCGATCCAGAACTCCGCCAACGACTCGTGGGCCGGGCAGACGGTGGCAGCAGCCACCGACCTCGGCCTGTCGTTCGCGGTCCCCGGCGGCGGCACCCTCCGCGCCGGGCTGGAGGCGTCTCGCTCCGCCAAGGCGCTCGACAACATCGGCCAGGTCGAGAAGGTCGCCCAGCGGTTCCAGGAGGTCGGCACCACCGAGGCCAAGGTCACCAAGGCCAAGGACTTCACCGACAACCTGATCGGCCGCCAGCAGTCGTCCGACTCCCTGATCGGCCGGATGGCCCAGACCGCCGAGAAGACCGACGGTATCCACGACGTCGACACGATGCTCGCGCACCTGTCGCCGATGATGGAGAACTCCTCGGACGCGGCCAAGGTCGCGCTGTCCGACATCTTCACCCAGGCGAACAAGCTCGAAGACGTGGACCTGCGTAACGGCGTCAAGATCAACGCGATGCTCGCCGCGCAGGGCAGCAAGGCCGCCAAGGAAGCGCTGATCCGCGACCACCCGCTGCTGGCCTACAACCTCGACGCCGTCTCCAGCGGCCCCCGCGACATCGCCTTCCTCGAACACCTCCGCGACAGCCGTGTCCTCGGCGCGTCCGACGGCACGATCAACGGCGCCCTCGACCGCTGGTACGGCACCGCCGCCCACAAGGCGGAGGAGCAGGCCCTGCTCGACGAGGTGACCAAGGCAGCCGCCGAGGCGAAGGCCGCACGCTCGCTCCGCAAGGGGACGCTCGCAGGCTCGGAGGACCGCAAGGTCGCCGAGGAGCTCGTCGCCAAGTCTGAGGGCCAGCACGACATCGCCAAGGGCTTCCTGAAGTCCAAGCAGGCCGAACTCTCCTCCGTGAACGCGGACATCGCCGCGGCACGTCCCGGCGCGAACCGCGCCAACGACATCCTCAACGAGATCATGCTCCTCGGCGAGGACCCGTCGTACATGGCGACCGGCCGCATCGAGCCGACCATGCTGGACAGCGTCAAGACCAAGCTGCGCCTGATGGCCGGCGACGAGCACCGCATGGAGTTCGGCGACGGCAACACCCCGGTGATCGTCAAGTCGCTGCCCAACAAGGCCGCGAAGATGGCGCTCACCCCGCAGGCCCGCGGGTCGATCACCCTCACCGACACCGACCTCGGGCAGCGCCAGCTCGCCGACGCCCTGAAGCGCTCGGGCCAGTTCAGCACGCCCGAGATCAAGGCCGCCCAGGAGAGCCTGCTCACCACCCCGGCCGCCCGTCGGCCGAACGTCGTGGGCAAGTACCAGCAGGACATGCTGGAGCGGATCGCGATGAAGCACTTCGGGTCCGAGTTCGACACCCCCGAGGAAGCCCTGAAGTACGCCAAGCAGGCGATCGACGAGTCGGTCAGCGTGTGGGGCGAGGGCAACAAGTGGGTCACCAAGGCGGTCGACGAGCAGAAGGGCAAGGGGAAGGTCATCTTCCGCTCGCCCGACGGCGTCGCGACCGTGATGGACGAGGCGATGCTCCAGAGCCACCTCGCCGACTCGGCCCCGTTCCTCGACCCCGAGGTGTTCGACAAGGCCCTCGCCGCCCACAAGGACGGCATGGCCTCCCGGCTGCGCGCCGGACTGAACGCGATCGAGCAGGGCAACGACTTCGCCACCTCGCTGTGGAAGCACGGCGCCCTGCTGCGCCCCGGCCTCGCCGTCCGCGCTGGGCTGGACACCAACCTCCGCGCTATGGCGCTGATGTCGACCGCAGACACGATCACGTCCGCGATGGTCGGCTCCGCCAACGTGGCGAGGAACGCCGGCTCCGCCATCTCCCGCATCATGATGGGCGACAAGGACGTCGCCGAGGTCGCCTCCCAGCGCCTCGGCCTCGGGCTGCGCCCGGTCAAGGTCGACGTCGGCGGTGGCAAGAAGGTGGACTTCGCCTTCAGCCGCGACCAGGCCGACCAGACCCGGAACATGCAGGCCATGACCAAGGGTCAGGGCTCGGTCTACAAGGGCTACTTCAACGAGACCAACCGGCACCTCGGGCGCTACCGCTCCGAGCGTGCGAAGTGGGACCGCTACAAGGCGGACAGCCCGCACTGGGTCTCGTCGTACATCGAGTACTCGGAGCAGTTGCTCTCGTCCCCGACGGCCCGGTGGCTGGCGGACAAGGTCGGCAAGACCGGCGAGGCCAACATCGACGACCTCTACAAGACGCCCGAGTTCCAGAACGAGTTCGCGAGGGTCGCTTCGCCGCAGGGGTTCACCCGCCACGAGTTCGCTCGTCAGGTGCTCCACGAGGTCGAGACGATGTTCCCAGACCCCAGCCTCGTCGAGGCCAGCACGACCCACCGGCTGACGCCGAAGATGGTCGAGTCGAACTTCCCGCGCAGCGAGCGGTTCGACGTGCCCGGCCCCCACCAGTCCGCGGTCAAGAACACGTTCCAGGAGCAGGGCAAGGCGCTCGTCGGCAAGCTCTACGAGAACTTCCTCGACAAGCCGGACATGTGGCTCGCCCGCAACCCGGCGGCCACGGCGGTCTACAAGCGGTCGCTCCAGGATGAGGTCGCCTCGCTGCGACAGCACTTGGGCGACGCCGAGGAGATCCCGCAGTCGATGCTGGACGTAGCGGACCGGCGTGCCCGGACCAAGGCGATCAGCACGGTGCGCCGGACGTTCTTCGACACCACCCGGTTCACCGGGATGCACCACTACGTCTCCAAGGTCTCGCCGTTCTTCGCGGCGTGGGAGGACGCGATGGTGTCGTGGTCGAGGCTCATCCACGACGACCCGACCCGGCTGTTGAAACTGTCGGCGGCGTACAACGCGGCTGGCACGATCAACCCGTACATGCCGTCCCCGCTTCTGGTGGACCAGGACGGCAAGCCGCTCCACCGCGGCGAGTCGAGCCCGAAAGGCTCGTACATCGTCGTCCCGTTCAAGGTCGGCGGCGCGCAGATGCGCGTCCGTCGCGAGGCGCTCAACTCGATCGCGCAGGGTGACGTCTGGTGGCTGCCCGGCTTCGGCCCGCAGTCCCAGCTCGCCACCACCGCGCTGTTCGCGAACATGCCCCAGGACGTCGTGCTCGACCTCGTCGGCACCGACAACTGGGTTGGCAGGCAGTTGCTCAACTCGATGTTCCTCAACGGCAACGTGCCCAAGGCGGACGCCAAGACCATGGCGCTGTCGGTCGCGCCCGGCTGGGTGCGGAACATCGCGAACGACGTGTTCGGCGACAACTTCGCGATGAACGTCCAGCGCAACGCCAACCAGCGGATCATCGACGCGACCAAGCAGGGCAAGAGCCTCAGCGAGGCCGACCTCCGCAACATCTACACAGAGGCCGGCAAGACCGCCCGGACAGCCGCGATCGTGCGGCTGATCTCGGGCACGGGGTTCGGTATGACCGGGACCGCCACCGTCGAGGGCCAGTTCTACGTGGACCAGATGCACCAGATCGAGGCGATGCCACCGGCGGAGCTGAAGCGGCTGGGTTACAACTCGCCGCAGGAGTACTTCGCCTACCTGCACCCGCAGGCGGCGGACCTCGACTGGAACCTGTCCCGCAACGCCACCGGCATCGCGGCCACGGTCAACGCCCAGAAGAACGCCTACCGGCTCAACGGTGTCCTCGCCCAGCACAACAAGGACATCGGCTGGATGATCCTCGGCCGTGCCAACGTGGACGGCTCGCAGGACTTCTCGCCGAGCGCGTACAACATGCAGGTCTCCTCCGGGGACCGGAGCAAGATGTCCGCCGACGAGGTGCAGCAGCAGGGGATCGCCGCTCTGGGCTGGAAGCAGTACCAGAACTACGTCAACCAGCTCACGACCGAGTTCGGGAAGTACGGCGTGCCGATGACCGATCCGCGGGTCAAGGCCGTGAAGGCGCAGATCATCAGCGCGCTGGAGCAGCAGAACGGCCCGTGGTCAAAGGAGTGGAACGATCGCCTGAAGAAGTTCGAGTACTACTACTCGCAGGCGCAGGCGCTCTCCAAGACGCGGCAACTCGGCAGCCGCTCGGACATGGTCGCCTTCAAGGAGTACGACCAAGCCCGCAACGAGATCATGGCCCACTTCGGGCTGAAGTCTCTCGGCGGGACCGGCGCGCAGTCCAAGGCTGCCAACGCCGTGGCTCTCCAGGT